TGACAGGATAATTCCCGAACCCATCTCCTTCAATTCTTCAGGCGACTGAGTTTTGACAGTGGCTTGAGTCCCAACTGGCATAAACATAGGTGTAGGGAAGGTGCCGTGGGGAGTGATGATTTCTCCTAGACGAGCTCCTGTGTGTTTTTCTTTCTTAATCAAACGGTACTTGATTGGTGAATCTGACATTTTCTACCTCCGAAGCTGGGAAAAACAGTCCCAGTTCATACTTTGTGCCCAAGGGCATACTGTATGATTTTATCAAAAAAAGCTGGAACTGTCACGAACTATGGTATAAGTGACCAACGTTTTCAAATACTTACTATTACTTGTCAATAGTTCATTTTTTACTTATTTTTCTTTAAAATCATTTCCGTTAATTTTCGTCATTTTTTTAAATCGTATTCATCTTCGTATTCATTTTCATACTCACCTTTGCCCGTATAGTTGAGAAGGCTGCAATTTAGTTCTAATAGTTTACATTGGAGGGTGTCCCCTCCAACTCCCCGACCTCTGGACAAGGTCTATTTTTTTGAAAAAAACTTCATCAAAACTATTGACATTATACAACTTTAGTTGTATAATGGATACATAAGGTTAAGGAGGAAACCTTAGACAAGGAAACTAGTAGAAAGGAAAACAAAATGTTTAAGTTCAAAAAGAAGCCACTCAAAGTAAAAACAAATAAGCTAGTAGTCAAAATAAACTTATTTATAATCAGCTTTGAATGGCACATCGAAATTGGATAGTGAGAAATCACTATCCACCCCTTCGGGGGTGTACTTAAATTATAACAAGAAAAACAATGAAAGTAAATCTAAAAATTAGAAAAACCACCAAGCGTGAAAAAGTTGAATTTATTATTGGACTTCTTCTACTCCTATTTGCAGTTTGGTATTTTATGAGGTAATATATGTCAGTAGATATTAAAGCTATCCGCTGGCTTTTAGACAACGCCACAGCCTATGCTATCAGCAAAAACTGTGGCGTATCTATTCAGGCAGTAGATAAGTATAAAAACGGTGTATCAGATATCATGAACATGCGTTTAAAACACGCTATCAGCATGACTTCTTACGCCCATACACTACAAGAAAAACAGTGAGTATCATCACTGTTTTTTCTATTTTGAGCAAACAAAAAACCGCAAGCTATTGCCTGCGGTTGGTGTAATCTAATTTGAAAGTCCTTTCTGTTTTTATTTTTCTTCTTTTGGTTTATCAACTATAGTGATAAGCCCGTCTGGTTCGGTTTTGAAGGCTGGGTCTGTGTGAAGTTCGCCGTTCGCCTTCAAATAGTACCAGCCATCGCCTGACTTAATGAACTGTTTAGATAGCATATAACCATCTTTTTCTTCCATAAAATACCAAGTTTCTCGATATTTCACCCATCCAGTAGCCATACGGCCATCTGACTTGAAGAAATACCAGCGATGGTTAAGGAACATCCATCCTGTAACCATTGCCCCACGCTTATCAAGATAGAACCAATCTTTCCCATCATTAAACCAGCGATTGATAAAGCAATAGCCACGATCATCAAAGTAGAACCATTCATTGTTTATTTGCTTCCATCGTTTTGTTGGATAAGAGCCATCCGACTCTTCCCACCACCAGCCTGTCTCATTGTGTTTCCAGCCAGCTTCAGTAGAGATACCACCTTCGATATCCTTCTTGAATTGTTCACGGCTAATGCCCCATTTGGCCAGATAAGGATAAGGGTCAACGTGGTCGCTCGCATTCCGTGGTTGATTGTACGTACAATACTGATGTGTCTTAATACCTGCAAGGCTGTCGGAATCAAGAGTTTTCGGAATTCCTGCTTCATCGGCTAGATTTCTCAAAAGTTCGACGTATAACCAGTAATCACGATCAAATTCTTCTTGAGTTTCATGGCTCTCAATCAATTCAACGTGCGCATATCCTTCAACGTTCCAGCCACCACCTACATCCCAGGCACCGCGGTCAGTAAGCCATGTCTGCATTACACGACCATTACCAACAACGTGCGAGAAGAAGCCAGATTCAGCTGGTCTGCGCATATGGTAATCTGCTTCATTTTGAGCAGTGGACCGTGAATTCCCAGTCGAATGAGCGTGAATCTGACGATAGGGTTGCTCTCCAACCTGCGGAAGATTGGTTCTTAGTCTACTTGTATCAATATCCATTATTGTTCTCCTTCGTTCTTATCGTTTTTATCGCCAGATAAACGCTCAAATGCCTTAATGATAGGCTGGAAGATAGTCACATTACCTTTCAACTTACGGTAATTTTCGATGAGTGACTGGAATGTGAAAAGCAAATATCCCAGGTAAATCGAGTATAGAAATGCGAACCCTGTCTTCTCAGGTAGCAAGACAGACATCGGAATCAATACCATCAACAAGAGAACACCAAGAATCTTTCGAATCAGACCGTTAATACCAATCTTGCTCTTGTATTCAATTTCTGGATTTGCAATCGCTGCGAACGTTCCTGATGCAAAATCAACAATTTCCATAATGACAATTAAGCTAAGAGCGTACAAAACCAAGCCATCTTCTGTTTGAATCAAGCTTCTAAAAAAGTTAAACAATTCAAATTTCATGTATTTCTCCTACTCTTTACCTTCAAATTTCCAAGCGACACCCGTTCCGTTTTGCTCCAGGGAGCCATTTGTCACAAATGCGCTGACAGGCTCGCCGTTGTAGGTAAATTCCTTATTAAGCTGAACCAAGATGCGCTTGCCTTCACCGTTAACTTCAACGTGGTTCGGTTCTTCAATCGTAATCAGGTCATGTGGTAAGTAGGTCTTACCAACTTCAGCGAGTGGAATCAACTCAACCAATTCTTTATAAGTCGTGCCGTACTCAATATTCTTGCTCATGACAGAGTTCAAGACAAGAACATGAATGACCTTCTGATTCACCTTCGAATTCTCTTCAGTCTGCTTAATAAGAGCTGCAAGCTTGTTCTGTTCACTCTCGTTTTGCGCAATCTTCTGGTTAGCCTGTTCAAGCTGCGCTTGTGTTTTGACGATGGCGCTTCCTGGATCTAGCTCGGCTTTTAGGACATCCAGCACCGCTTGAATCAAGACATCTTCTGATTCGTTTGTACGATCTCCAGGGAATGATCGTGAGTTAGTGCTGTAGCGATTTCCTTCTGATAATTGAATTTCTACCACGGTCTCAACATTAGAACCAGAAATTCTTAAGTATGGTTTTGTTGATAAGTTATAACCATTGATTGCCATGTCTATTCTCCTTTGTCTGCTGGTTTAGTTTCTTCATCAAGCAGAGCTTCCAGCTCATCCACTCGTGCTTGAAGTCTTTGATTTTCAGCCAATTGTTCTTCCAGCTGAATGCTCAAGATATTATTTGCAATCATTGTACCGTTTGATGTATCGGATAAGTCATTGATTGTCATCCGAAGTGCGCGGTTAAGCTGTTCTGTATTCATTTTCTAATTTCTCCAATCTTTGTGTAAGTTTTCTACTTTCAAGAGCAAGCTCCTGAATAGCTTTAAGTGCGATGTTTGTTAGTCTGAGATTGTCCAGATTCAATGTGTCTCCGTTCTCGTAAACAAGCGTAGGATCCACTGCTTTGACCTCTTGGGCAATCAAACCAATCTTCGTGTGTGCTTGTTTCTGTCTATCCTCTTGCTTCTTCCAATCGTATTCCTTAAATTGGAATTGATGGATATAGTCAAGAGCCTTGTGCTTGCAATCCACAATATTCTCTTTCAGACGTCTATCCGAGAAATGCTTATTGACTATAGTCCACAAACTGTACGCTTTACCGTTATAACTATAATAAATATCATTTCCTGAGCCACCAAAATCAAGAGAGACATTGTTTGAATTCCAAAAACCAATAGTAGCTGTTGTTCCCCCGTTGATGCTCCCTTTCCCAGTCCTCATCCAACCAATTCCATTCGCTTTAATATAACCTTCAACTGTTAAAAGAAATTCAGTTGTTGGAGTTGCGGTATTTCCTCTTGTAAAATCAGAATCTTTATAGACAAAAAGCCCGTAAGGGACATTCTCGCCACGACCATAAGAGCCAATGAACTGGACACCCAATCCATCTTTTGCATTATAGTTTCGTGGAACGTTAATCTGTAAACCACCATTCACTGTATCAAATGAGCCATAAGAGCCTAGTTGAATTTGGGTATGACCTGTTAAGGTTCCACCATAAATGCTGGCCCCTCTAATGGTCCCACCGTAAATCCTATCACCGCTTAAAATACCTGAGCGAACCTGACTTGCATCGATTGCAACACTCTGCACACGGTTGATGAAGGCTTGTTTTGCAAAAAGTTGACTCAAGTAGGCTTCATTTGCGACAAGTTTATTGAAGAAAGCCTGGTCAACTTTCAATTTTTCGGCCGTAACAGCTTCAGCATCTAAGATAACAGTAGTCACTGAGCCTGCTTCAAAATTGGCTGTCTTCAGCTTGTCAATCATAGCAGACTTGATAACCGCTTTATCAATCAAGGTTTCACCAGTGATATGAGTCAACTTGCCGTCAAATCGATTATGACCGTTAGCGCCCAGGTTGATGCCAGAAATGATATCTCCTGCACTGTTGATGTTCTGAACAGACCATGAGCCATCCAACTGTCTTTGGACGGTTTTCACAGCTTCAAGAGCATCATTTGGTGCTACTGAGTAATCAGATGGAGCTGAGCCCTTTTCTACTTTTATCAAACCATCATCGTACATACGAGCTGAGAATCTGACGAAATAAGCATTCGCTGGTATAGTGATTTGATTGATGTTGTGTTGTTTGCCTACAGTTGTTTTATAAGCATTTAATCCTGGTTTGCGGTTATCAATAGGATTTTTGTTTTTATCGAAAAATTGCCAAGCGGTCCAAGCCATTCCATTCTCAGGCAGAGTTACCCAGTGCTGGAAGATAATTTTTTCATTTGGATCCACTGAAATGAAATCGGATGTAACCTCCTTTTGTGTAGCATTCGCTACGCTAATGATTCCATTATTCCCTAAAAATCCTTTAGTGAGCGTTGAGGTTAAGAATAAATTCTGATGTTCCGCAAAGGCCTTCCCAACTTCAACCTGGAATAGCTGATTGGTCATGGCCATACGTGCGACCTTGTTAGAGATGTCATTTTCATTGTTACCAATGATACGCTCATAGAGTTGGCTAGTTTCCTTCACACGCTGGAAGTCCGTCTGATTAGCCTTACCAGCAATCAATGAAGTGATGTCTGCAAATCGGCCATCTACTGCATTTTTGTAGGTCGCAATCTGAGTGGAAATCAAGCCATTTTGTGGGTTCGTGATAGCTTCGAACTTGTGTTCAATAGCTTTTACAGTTTCTTGATAAGTCGCTTTGCCTACATAGTCCTTCTCAACTAGCTCACGTACAGCCGTCGCTTGTTTCGCACTCTCCTCGCGAGTATAACGCTGTAAAGCTTCCTGTCGCTGACCGTCTTTATTGACATATTCCTGAATAGCTGATAAGTCAGTTCGCAATCCCTGAGCCGTCCGCTCAAAAGTAGCCTTAGCTTCAGTGATAAGACCATCAGTGTCTTCAGGCGCTGGACTCCAATCTGTCGCTAGAGTACCTTTTTCAAATTTAATTTTGCGAACCGAATAGCTATTATTTCCAGCAAAATCGTACAAGGCCATCTCGCCTCTTGCATAGCGGGGGTCATCGTTTGGAAAGATAACTGGACCTGTGAACGTGAACCGTTGCCAGTCCTTGCTTGGAGTGATGTCTGCACTAGCTTTCAGACCGAAGCGGTTATTTTGATAATGATAAAAATGTAGAGGACGAATCTCGCCACTTTCATTGATTTTTAAATCAAACGAGAGAGTCCAAATTTCCCCGACATTTTCTTGTGAAAGGTAGGGATGCAGAGGAAAGGTGAAGAAACGAGTTTTTGTTTGAACTTTTTCAGAGTCTTGATAATAGTTCCGACCACCGACTCTTAAGTTTGAAAATTCTTCTCGCAATTTCCCGGCTTCAGCCACGACCAGAGTCTTATCTGCTTTATCCTTGGTTGCGTTCAAGATTTCTTGACGGATAGAACCAGCTCGCACCTCAAATTCAGCCAGGCTCAACATCTGATTTAGCTTGTTCTGCGTGTTTGTTTCAAGACTCTTCACGGACTGCCTAATATTTTCAGCAGTCACATTGAGCGAGCTGATATCCGCTTTGGTTCTCAAACCTTCAGTCAGACGGCTCACACCAGCATCAAGTGCATCTGCACGCTGTCTGAAGTTAGACTCAACTGTTGAAAGCTGTCCTTCTATATCTTCGAGAGCTGGACTCCAGTCAGTCGCTAGAGTCCCTTTTTCAAGTTTAATCCTACGAACGGAATAATTATTGTTTCCAGCATAGTCATACAAGGACATCTCTCCCCTCGAATAACGAGGGTCATCGCTTGGGAAGATAACTGGACCCGTGAATGTGAACCGTTGCCATTCTTTTCTTGGAGTAATGTCTGCACTAGCTTTCAGACCGAAGCGGTTATTTTGATAATGATAAAAATGTAGAGGACGAATCTCACCACCGTCGTTGATTTTTAGATCAAACGATAGAGTCCAAATTTCCCCGACATTTTCTTGTGAAAGATACGGATGCAAAGGAAACGAAAAGAAACGCGTACTTGTGCGAATCTTCTCAGAGTCTCGATAGTAATTTCTACCACCGACTTTAACACTCGCTATCTTACTAGCCAGCTCCTCAGCTGTCTGTGTGAGTTCTGACTTGCTGGCTTTACCATTGGCCAAATTGATCAGCTCTGCCAGTCTGCGAGTCGTTGTCTCTTCATACGTTGCTTGCGCCGACTTCACACCAGACAGTTCTTTTTTTGTCTGAACAAGTGCTTCAACTTGCTTGGCAATCTCAGCTTCAGCCTGTGCTTGCTTCGGTCGAATATCGTTCGCGATGGTTCGTTTCAAGACATCCAAGTCGCCCGACAAAGCCGTCTGAGCACTCGTAGCCTGTCTCTTGAATTCTTCAAGTTTGGCAACAGAATCTAGACCAATCCGCTTGGCTTCCTGAGCAAGTAAGCTACTTGCACCAGCGTTTCTCAAGGCTTCTTCAGACCTGCGCTTGACTTCTTGTAATGGGCCGTTGTCAAAACTGTTGAAACGCTGATTGATAGTGTCAGATAGTTCTTGCTTGACTTCTTCGGCTCTTGCTCTTGCAAGTTCAATACCGTCAGAAATTTCCTGTCTAAGCAATCCAGCCTTATGATCAAAGTCTAAGTCAGCATTTTGAAGAGCCTTTTCAAGAGCTATTTCTTGTGCAGATTCTGTTACTCCAAGGATGGCATCAGCTGCGCTAGATAGCCCACCAGAAGCTCTAGAACCACCAACCCCTGCCTTGTCATCGAAAGTCAGAGAGATGTATTCTTCCTTCAAAGCGTCGAACTCATAAGCAATAGCTTTTTTGAATGCATCGACATTGTGTTTCCAGCTCTTGAGGTTGACTGTATCACCCATGTGAACAACTTGCCCATCAAGTTCAAAGGCTTCAATCTTGATAGCATCAGAGACCTTATCAATGCCTTGATTTGTAAATTTAGCCTGTGCCCACTTCTGCAACTCTTCAACAGTCTTTGCGTTGTTGTTCTCATACTCTTTTTCATTGATATAAGGGTATGAGTTGATAAGAGGACTATCTACAGTCACTCTGATAGTCGTTTCTTTTTCAGCACCTTCAGGCTTAAACGTCGACTTTGCATGAATTCTTGTGACAACATTCTGACTGTTCCTTGTACGTTGATAGTCCTTCAGATTCTTGTGTGTCGTGATAACAACACCACGATTCTCACCACGACTCTTCTTGATAGTCATTGCAAAGTTATCACGAACCAGCTCGCCTTCCCATGTACCAACAATGCTGTGCTTACCGTCCAGCAATACAGAGTACAGAGTTTCTGTTTCAGTCGTGTTGAAGGTCCTACGATCCTGGATATCGCTATTGAAAGAAAAATTCCCCAAAGCAGTTTTGGTGTTTTGAACCATGCGAGAAAGAGCCATGCCACAGCTCTGACTAGTCACGCTCATTGGCGTGATAGAACGTTGCATCACATCATCTGAAATGTGATAGGCTGTAATTTCCAGATGGTCATTGTTCTCAACAGGTTTCTTGATGCGAAATAGCTGCGCACCAAGAACAGGAGTCGGCGCTTTTATCAACATATCTTCTTGAATGAGCTGATAAATACCAGAGTCGGAAATGGGATATTTCACAGTTAAGGTGAAATCGCCATTCATGGTCTCTTTAACAACCGCCGAAGTCGCTTCATGAAGTGGCTCCCCCGTCCACCCCACCGCTCTCCCCCCTTTTTTTAATAAAAAAAAAACATATACCCACCCCCAAACCGTCTCAATCTCAAGCGATTGAATACCTTGACCTAGAACAACCCCAACATTCTTCACTTTCGCTGGATCAACTGTGATAAAATCCCCTGACCATTTCACTGGCTTCCCTGTTGTCGTTTTAAAACTTGGATTGTCAGGATTATTGACCATCACAAGTGACTCAGCAAGCCTTTCAAGCCTAATGACCTGACCAGCGATTGTAAACGAAGTCTCAGCAGCGCTCTGACCAACGATTGTGATTTTAGGAAAGGCAAGAGCAGAACCTTGAACGGTCAAGGTCCCACTTCTTGTCAATCTCTGTGTATCGGAGCCTTTAAAGTATTTTGTAGGATGGCAAGTGAATTTTACATCCACCGTCCATGCACCAAAATCATCTTTAATAATTTTGAAATCATCCACTTTATAGCACCAATATTTCACGCTTGGCTCTTGCTCATTCTCCAACCAAAATTTTTCACGATTTAACAGAGAAGAAAAACGGTATAACTCTTCATCTGTTGGGTTAATTAAGCTGATATGGTAGCTTTTTTCAATCAACCTACGATGCCTATTTGATTGAACAATTGCACCACTGATCCCATCATGTTCTAAAAGACTAGTTTTTGAGGAGGACACGATGACTTGTGGTCGTGTTTCAACCAGAATCTCACATTTAAATGATGATGTTTTCACTCCGTCGATGGTCAATTCATTAATTTTTGTCATGCGAAACCTCCTTTCAAATTAGTTTTTCTTTGTAGTTCTTCAGCAATACGTGTTCCTACTGCATCAGCTAGTCTATTCAAATCCGCTTCTTCTCTGATGGTCACCCCTGAGAAGTTTACATTGATGCTATTCGATGTATTCATTGTATTAGCAATACTTTGTCCAATCGCACCAAGTGTTGACTTATTGAGTGGAAGGATTGCTTCCGCACCAGCTTCACCACCAACCATCGCACGATTACCATTCATGCCGAATAGTGTCGGTTTGGTCATGATACCACCCTTCGCATACCACTCAATACCGATGCTTGGGACGCCCTGACTTAACCAATCCAATGGATTGGCTGAACCACTTACATAAAAGTGGGGTAATGGAATGTGTGGCCAACTGATATTGAAATTAAATAGATTCTTAATAGCTTGAATAGCGTTAGATACTGCATTTTTAGCACCATCAATAGCGTTGGAAATAGTTGATTGGATAGAGTTCCAAATACTACTAGCAGTCGATAAGATGCCATTAAAAATTCCTGAAATCGTGCTACTCAAATTATTAAATAAATTTGACCCAGTTGAGACCAACCCAGACCATAAATTGGAAAGGGTGGAAGTAAAACTTGACCACAGAGACTGAGCTCCTGAAATCAAACTTGAGAAAATATTGGACAGGGTGCTAGTAAAGCTAGACCACAAAGACTGTCCCGTTGAGACTACTGAAGACCAAATTTCAGAAAGCCAAGCAGTAAAACTTGACCACGCTGTAGTAGCAGTCGTGACAATATTAGTCCACAATTCAGAAAGCCAAGCGGCGCAATCGTCCCACGTCGACTGAAGCCATTCAGATATAGCCCCCCAGTTCATGATGGCCTGAATGATGAGTGTAATAGCGGCAATAGCAGCAACTATTGCCGCTACGACAATTCCAACAGGCGCACCTATTGCACCTATAGCAATGACTAGCGGTGCTATTGCACCAAGCAGTAGCATTACAGCAGTTGTAACGAGGCCAAGAATCACGATAGTCTGTTGATCAGTTTCATTTAAGCTGGTAAACCAATTGACAGCAGATTCAAGTATGCCCATCAAAGGTTCTAAAGCTGGTATAACAGTCTCAAGTAATTTGCCACCTACCTCAGCAAGTCCTTCTTTCGCTTTGTTGGAATAGGTTGTTAGTTTATCAATAGGATCTATTGTTTCATCAAATGTTGTTGCTACAGTTCCTGATGAGTTTTGTGCTGCTTCAGCTAAATCATTAAAACTAAATGCCCCACGTTGGATAGCATCTACCATTTTAGGAGCGGCTCTATTTCCGAAAATTTCAGAAGCAATTCTTATTGCTTCTGTCTTACTAGTAGCATTCTGAATTGCATTGACAGTCTCGTTCAACCCCTCAGTCAATGTCTTTCCGTCTTTGGCATAGTTTACTGTAGCCTTTGAAAGTGAAGCTAAAGCCGCAGAAGAGTCAATCCCACTTTTTTCAAATCTACCAATTAATGTCGCCCCCTCTTCAAAAGATAATCCTAGCATCTTAATCTGAGGAGCTCCATCAATTGCTTTTTGAAATATGGAGTCATAAGATTGACCAGTATCCTGGCCGACCTTTGTTACTGAGTCCAATACTCTCGCTAGATCCTCATTAGATAAACCGTAAGCATCAATTGCTTTCTTGGCATTTATTGCTGAATTTGAAATATCTTCTCCAGTTATTTTCGAATATTTCAATAGGTACTCTGCTGCAGATTGCAAAGTATCACCAGTAAGTCCAAATTGTGTATTTAACTCACCAACTGCGTCAGCAGATTCTTGAAATGTAGCCGATGGTAAGGATGTAGCGATTCCTTTTGCAATTTCCTGAAGTCCTAACAAGGCTTCGCCAGTAAGTCCAGTCTTCGTCGTAACAGTATCCATCGCTTCGTCGATTTCAGACCATGCATCTACTGTTTTTTTACCAGCATCAACCATTTTTTGACCTAGTTGTCCTGCCTTTTCAGCAACGTTCATCATTACATCGGCTTTTAAGTATCCTGTAGCTTCCTTGATGTTTCCTGTTGCTGAACGGCTCGAATCCCCTAGATTCCCCATGGCTTTATCTATCTTTAACACCTCAACTTCTGCTTGCCCAATTTCATTTTGAAGTTGTCGCCATTCCTCTGTTCCGATTTTTTCCTTTCCTAATTCCTCTTGTTTCCGTTTCAACTCCTGGACCTTATCCTTGGCTAATGAAGATTGTTTACCTAATAACTTCATTTTTTCTTCGGACAACTCTACGTTTTTAGGATCTAATTCTAGCTTCTGGTTGACGATATCAAGTTCTTTTGCAATATTGTTGATTTCTTTGTTGAGATTTAAAATAGACTTTGGATTTCCTACATCTTCGATATGTTTTTTGGTTGAATTCATTGCCTGGTCGACAACCTTCATCTGTGATTCAACTTTAGAAATTTCAAGTTGAAGCTTATTCCACTGTGCTGACCCAACTTCAGATTCTCCCAGTTCCTTTTGTTGCTTTTTGAGTTCAGCAATTTTCATAGCACCAACACGAGCTTGTTCCTGTAAGTTGAGCAACTTACGATTTAGCAAGTCGACATTGTCTGGATCCATCTTCAATTGTTTATTGATGTTGTTGAAATCTTTTTTCAAACTAGATAAAGCATTATTGATACCTTTTACAGATCTATCAAATTCAACAGTATTGGCACCAAATTTGACGTATAAGCCTTCAAATGTTTCAGCCATAGATTTCCTCCTTTCAGTGTTAGTCAGACATTACATTTAGTAATTCTGCGTTTGATAAAGTTTTTTTCTCATTTTCATTGATACTCATCTGATGTAGTGTTCCCATCAGATAATTAAAGTGTTGACTTTCTGCCCAAAAAACATCCATCCGATTTTCAAAAATAACCTTATAAATTTTTTCAGAAGTTATGACTTCTGTTGAGGCTTTTTTCTATCTTGAGGAACCTTTGCTCTACTTCGGTTAAATTCATAAAAGAGGTCTGAGAAAAAACCAATATCGATCAAATCCCCAAACCAAGGAGCAAGAGAGGCTGTTTCAGCAGTCAGCTCATTCTGTACCAAGCGACCATTCTCAACCTCACCGTACAGACAAGGGATGACTTCAGTTAAGAAGTTCATGAAATCTGGCTCCATAAGTAATGGCATTAGTTTGACTTTTTCTTCATCAGTTAAATCAGATAAGCTACCATTTACACCAGTTGCAAGGGCAAGCTGTGTGTAAGCTGTGAGTGCTTTTTGGTTGTCATCAAAGAAGTTGCGACCTGTTCGCTGTTCATACATCTTGATAGCTGGTAAAGAGTAAAGAAAGCGCACTGTTTCAGTGTGCTCTCTTTCTTCACCATAACTATCAAACGCTGTGAATGATAGTTCTTTTTTAATCATTTTAGCCTCCTGGCACGATGGCTGTTGTTCCTAAAGCTTCATTGATAAAATCAATCAATTTCGTTGGGGTACTTGAAGCGAACAATTTATCAAATTTAGCACGGACAACACCCTTGTCTGTATCACGCCATACAATTTCTGAAACAGGTTTTTTATCTGAATCTAGAATGAAATTGTTAGGTGATGCAGTACATGGAATTTCGATTTCTTTTGGTGTAGCAGAGCTTTCATCTGTTGTAGCGCTTCCTTTTGGAGCCGATGCTTTCACATTGGTCCAGATGTGGAACTCTTCAACCTCAGAACCAAACTCATCTGTAACCGTTTCAGCATATCCCCAAATGAAATTCGCATTCACACCAGTATCGATGAGCGCTGGAGGAGTTGAAGTTGTCAGCTTTTTCCCCAAATGGTCAATCATGAATTGTTTAGGAATTTGATAAGTCGTAATTGATCCCTCAGTTGATTTCTTACCTTGAAGACGGACGTGCTCCACGTTATCTGCGTAGTATGCTTTTGATTCTTGTGAAGTTTCAAAAGATGTTTTTCGCATTCCTGTAAATGGATACGGTTTTTTTAAATCGAGTGTGCCAGATTCTGTTTTGGAAATCTTGGCAAAGAATCCCATGGCATTACCATGAGTTACCTCTCGTGTGTCATATTTATAAGTCATTGTGACTCCTTCCTTAATTTGGTCTGATTTTTATTGATTTCATATTATTGAGAAAGATTTCTTTATTTTTGAGATAAGCTGGTCTGATGTGTTCTTGAGGTGCTACAAATCCACCATTTTTTGTTGCGTGGCCATTTTCTAACAAGTGAGCAAGCGACTTCTCTTTCCCATTGTTATATACTACAGCGATATCTTCAATGGTCTCGTGAGTCCATCCTTTTTCATATACTCCGTTTCTTCTAGGACTTCCGTCTCTAATGTCTCCAGCGGTGCTTTTTCCTGCTTTTTCTATGATTTCTAAAACTTGATTCTGGATATCGATTTTTAATGTTTTCACATTAACGCTACCACTTCCCACTTGTGAATACCTCGATTCTGTAAGTTGTAAGTAAGTAATCTGTATCAGGCTGTTTTAGATTCAACTGACTAGGCTCACACATAAAATTAGACAACATCAATTCCTCAATGCTGTCTAGTTTCTTCTTGTGATAGTGACTGATTTGAATAGTCACTTTTCTCATGTGTACTGTGTCATCAGCAGTAATACTACTACCCGGAGTTAAACGATAGTAAAGAATAACGTTGTCAGGAGAGGATTTTTCCTCACGTTCCATATAGAACACTTTTGATTTTAAAGTGTTTTTTTCTAGGATTTCTTGAATTTCTTGCCTGGTGAAGAACTTCTTAGCCATTATTTCAATTCTCCTAATTCAATTATCGTGTAGTGGCCATCATCAGATTCAGTTCCAACATTTACCTTGTACTCTTTCCCTTTGTACTTCACGTAGTCTAAGGAATCTGTCACATAGTTAGAACGTATCCGAAATCTTGCTGTCAAAACTTGACCATCTGCCAAAGCTTTATCAAGTCTACGTTGGTAGATCTTCTCTTTTTCAGCTTTGACTTTCTTTTCTACAACTTGTTTTTCAAAAACACCTTTTTCGACCTCTGTACGCTCATCATAACAAAGGATGATTGATACTCTAGATGATTTCATGATTTAACTCCGTAAATAGCTTTTAATTGATAGAGAATATTTGTCAATTCTTCATCAATCCAGCTCATTGTTGTTGAGTTTCCTGTCATCAAGGATTTATCAAATCTCTGAACACATCTCAAATGTAACCAATCTAAAATTGTTTCTTTATCATCCTCTTCAATCTCATTCCATTCTGTCAATTCGCTTTCTTTATCAATGCGAGTGATAGGAATGTTGTTTCTCGTTAGATATGAAATCCCACTATTTATGTAGCTTAAAAGTTGAGTGTCGAAGATCTCTTCTTCGACATCAACTTCAACCATTTCTTTAATTTGGTTAAGGATTGTCATTTTAGACTCCCCTTTCTATTTAAAATCAACCTTTTGTGAATTTCACAGCTGATTTGTACTGACCAAGTCGGCCACCAAGCACGCTAGCAAGTTCGATATGACGGCGATTCATCGTTACATCATAATCTTCAAAGCGATCAGCAGAGACATCATCACCAATCATCTTATAAGCCTTGTCAGCAAATGCGATAATTGGGTTAGTCGCATCTTCCATCCAGTCATAGACATATACTTGGTAACCAGCAATGACATTTCCTGTTTGTGAAATTGGTGCGAATGGTTGTGGATCAATGTAGCGTTTTTCGCCATCCTTAACCATTTTAAGTTTACGAGCAATGGTTTTTGAAGTTACCAAAATTGGAGTTGTATTTGCAGCAAGTTTATCAATACCTTTGACGAGGTTTTCTAAAACAGCACTGTCAAATTCCCCGTCAACACTGATTTCTTGTGTATCAAATAGTTGAGCAAGTGTTTCTTCTGCAATAGATTTAATTTCAGTGATTTTGTCATCATCATCACTATTTTTACCATCGCCGATAACAACAGCACGTTCAACTGCACGGATGAATCCTTGTGCTAATTCATTCATCACATAGTTGAAGTAAGCACCTGTTGTATCCTTCTTCAAGTCAGCATACTCAAAACTGTACTTGATGTAGACAGCTGCAGAGTTGATTGTATAATCGATAAATACAAAAGATTCATCTTTCTTTGTTTTGCCATTTTGATGGCCTTTAGCTTTTGCTTGTTGCGTTTGAAGCGCAACACGTACTGCATAACGAGGATCTTTGGTTACATGGTTCAGGATACCATCGTAATCATTAAATGCATTTTGGATTGCAATCAATACTGGTTCAGGTAAGATTTTATTAACATCAGTTACACCTTTTTCAACCAGATTTGCTTCCCACGCTTTGCGGGCACTGTTTGAGCTGCCTTCGTTATCCATGAGGATTCGAGCGAAATCAAGTGCAGCTTCTTTTGTTTTTAAGTATTCCATTTGTGTCTTGCCTTTCTGTACTTCCTTGATAGATTTAGCAGCTTTATTGAGATTGTCTTCTTTTTCTTCAATTTCAATATCTAACTTAGAAATTGTGTTCTTGAGTTCCTTTGCTTTGGATGCCAATTCTTCTGCATCTGATTTCAACTGTGCAAGTTCTTCTTCTCCAATAGTTGCTGACTTCAATTTCTCTTCGATTGAAGCTTTTTTTAATTTGACCTCAGATAACTCATCTGCATGTTTTTGTCGTTCTTCCATCAATTCGACTAGTGTTTTCATTTTTTTCTCCTTTTTTAAATCGTTGCAAGTTTACTCATGATATCTTGCTTCATGTTCGCCTGAGCGATTCGCTTGTCAACCACAGACATATCAAATCCCTTAATATTATCAACGGTCGCTTGAGGATTGGCTGGCACGGTCACGACAGATATTTCAAAGATTTCAACTTCTTTAAAAATCCATCCACCGTAAGGTTGCTTAGCGTCAACTGGCTCATAATCATTAATAAAAAATCCAATGCTCAGACTATCCAGTGCCCCCATCTTCATGAGGTCATAGGTTTTCTTAGCTTCTGGATCGCTTAAGTTGAATGTTGACCGTGTTCGCAGACCTTTTTCATCTACCGACAGCTCATGCTTACCGATGACACGATTGCGGTCGTGATTTAAGCACATAGGGACGACAGCCTTAGTTTTCAGGGTATTGTCAAAACACCCCTTGGCCATCACATCGCCATCTCTGTCGGTATTGCCATAGGTGGAGGCATAAGCCTCAAAGTGAAAGTCAGCTGACTCTTCCTCGACTGACTTGACGACAAAGGTTTTTAACTTTTCCATAGCCTACCTCCTTTCTTAAAATTTCTGCCAACCGCCCACCCTATTCTTAATTACTTTCGCTTGGCTCGATACGAACTGCATTTAGATTAGTTTCGAATACTTCTCCACCTTCATATCCTGGAAGTCCTAGATACGTTTCACGGAATTCATTTGAATTCATCAAACCTGCGTATTTAGATTTAAATCCACCTTCTACTAGATCCTTGAATGAAATCATGTCAGCCATATCAAAGAAGACCAAGAGCTTGTTTCCTTGTGTCCTTGCCGTCTTCGTGAAATATTTTCTATTAATTTCTTCAGAGAATACACGTTGATATAATTTCATGACGCTAGAATAGTAAGCTCTATATTGTTCTTCTGTGTAGTCACAAGTAAACAATTTTTCATTAATCCCATGAGCATGATAAAGTTGAGATTTCAGAAACTCCATTTCTTCTTTAGAAGCGGTTGAGTAATCTTTGTTTAATTCCATAAACTCTTCACCTTGCTCGAGATAGGCAATGCCACCATTTTCAGCAAGTTCCATCATGCTATCAACTCGACTCTTAGCTTGTTTCTTCAAATGTTCATCTGCTGCTTTAGTTGGTAGTTTTAAGAATCCTCTCAACTTTGAATTCCCTCTGCCTAACTTCTCGGTTAACGCATCAAGGTTGATATCAATTAATTCTGTGATTTGGTTTAGTTGACTTGTCACGTTTAATTTAGGATTCTCAAAAACCCAGACATCGCTAAGAGGTAGCTCAATCTCTACATCATCAATCATGATTTCAACTCTCTCTGCAGTCCATGATATTGTTTTCTTTGCAAGCCAAATTTCAATCAGTCGACCATTTTCCCAACGTGGAACAACGACCGCAACACCATCTTTCAGCATAGCTCTTGTTACATTTGCCCAAAATACAACTGGTATTTCAAGAGGATTTGGAGAGAAAGATAAAACATTTGCAAGATCACTATTTTCAAACCACTCCATCTTGTCAACTCCAGTCGGATTTCGAGTGATTCTCACATGCTTAAATCGAACTTGTGCAGTATCTGTTGAAATCTTATTGTAAATATTGTCTAAGTAGATCGAATTTCTTCTCCAATAATTCAAATTTCTTTGTAAATAGGTCCTTGTGGATTTTCTATTGCTTGGTCTGAAAATCCTAGCAAAGACCTCTCTTAAATTATTTATATATTTGTTCATTCTTCACCTCAATCAAAATAATAACTCAAGTCTTCCTTGAAATTTTCATAGCAGATAAAAGCATCTAACTGACTAGCAAATACGTCAATCTTTTCTTTTGCCTTTTCTTTATTTGGAAATACATTGTTATTCGCATCGATCTTGACACGAACATTTGCATGGTTCCAAGTTGCCACAGGATCGTCAAAGATGATTTTCCCCATCTTAGCTTTTTCTTTATACACTTTTAAAGGATTGGATAAGCTCTTGACCGTTTGTGGAATGTCGTGACATATATCTCCGTAGTAGTCATTAATTAAGCGGATAAGCTCTTTTGCATTCCAGCGGTCATATCCGACTGCAACTGGTAAGATTCTATTCTCGCTCATAAACTGCCTTAACTCCTCAAAGATATAGGCTTGGTCATTGTAGTCCAACTCATGAACATGAAGCTGTCCACTAAGCTCCCACTCATCGTATTTGTCCCTCAGTTCTTTCGGAAGTCCTTCAATCGTATGACGTGGCATGAATTTCTTGTTCAAATACTGACGCTCTTCACCACGCACGACCATAAATGAGACCGAACAAATATCATTGACATCCGACAAGTCAACACCAAGTACGCAGCGAGCACTCCGTTCCTCATTTCCGACAAACAAACTCTTATCAAACTTATCTGACCAACCCTTACACTCTTCATTACTGAAGTAAGCAAGATAGTTATTAACAGGGAGATTAAATGTTTTAGCCATCAGCTCAGCCTGTTGTGCTGGATCATTCTTGCTCATTTCAATATCCTTGGCAATCGTCTCCTTCTCAGTCGTTATACCGAGTAAAGGCATAGCTTTCTGCCACATATCTGGATTGTGAATTTCAGAAACATCATCCAGCTGATAAATCCAAGGCATGACCGAATCATTGACAATCTTTTCATCAAGAATATCTACCCAGATGTTGTAATACTTATCAAAAAGCTTGTCCCGTTTCGTCCCATTGGTGGAGATGTACCAGGTTATCCAATTTTTTCGCTTACGACTCGAACCATCATTCACAACCTTGATGAAGTCATCATCATAAGTGTGCACTTCATCAAAAATATTGTAGTGAGCATTAGTGCCATCAAGGCTTTCATAGTCGGAAGTCTTGATTGACATAAGACTATTAGTTGTCTCGTACAAGATACCTTGTTTAGTTGACCGTAGTATGTCAGCCTCACGCATATAGTGTAGTAAGCTCTCTTCGTTCGACAGCATAGCTCTAGAAGCATTAAACAGATAGCCAGCTTGTTCACGACTGTAAGCTAGAAGCTGAATATCAGCACCCCACTCACCGTCAATAATCTGACCAACCTCACCAATGGCAGAACCAAGGGTGGTTTTTCCTGTACCACGAGGTACAATAATAGGCACCTCATGAATGAGACGCCTTTCTTCGAAATCTTTATATTCTTCAAGTGTATCGGGATCTGTTTTTGTAACTTCAACTGTATGATAAAAACCCCACGTTGTTTCTAGCCAAACCTTCTGAGGTAAGGCCAAACGTAACTTGCCAGCAAGACCTTTAGTGTTACTGCACTCTTCCTCAATGAACTCAATCCGTTTGTCAGCTTCTTCTTGTTTGAAGATGTATTGCTCCTTGTACCTCTCTACTCGTTTAATCGACTTCATCGTAAGTTCACAAACACGAATCTTCCCTGAATAGACCAGCTGAGCATATTTATCAAAATATCTCATCTCAACCATATCGAGCCAACTTCTCCTGAATCATTTCTTTGAGACTGTCGCCCTGTGGACTTTGCTTTTCAATCGTTGACATAATCTGCATGTTTAGCTTTTGATACTTTTCCATTCCATCAAGTAGATACTTATCAGGTAGCTCACCGTTATTGATGACTTTATTGATTTCCAACTGGAAGTTTTCAATCACTTTTTGATTATGATTGTATTGAGTTTTTAAATTTTTCAAACCTACTGAATCATTGTCGTTGATTTCAAGCATTTTTTCTTTTGGAATCAACTTAAAAGTCTTACGAGAGAGTTCAACACGTTCTTCTCTTGTATACTTTTGTCGTTGATTTGCAAGCTTTTCTAACTCTTTAAACTGACTTTTAGTGATATTTGACCGAGTTTCTTCAAATATGCCTAGCTTTTTTCGATACCTAGTGAGGGTAGCACGACTTATTCCTAGCTTTTCTAAAACTTCATTGATTTTCAAAATCATGCTCCTTTCTTGTATCAATTTTCGTCATTTTTGGGGGAGAGGTATATAAGAGGATTGACACCGTTATTATTTTGGATGTGTGAAAATTTTAAATAGGGGGGATCTGATAAAAATCAAAAATAAAAAATCAAAAAAAATAAAAAAATCAAAATAAATTAATATTCCGATTTTCTAAATTTAAATTTATTTTACTTTGAAATGTTTTTGTATTATGACACTCGAGACAAAGTAATTGCAGATTATCTTCGTTGAGAGTAATAGACTCATCTTGATAATTAGTTTCATCGATCTCTATGATATGGTCGACAATGCTCTTGCTATGAATTAAACGTCCACACATATCGCAGCGCATACGCTTTGTACTTCTGATTCTATTTCTCAGAGTTATCCAAGGTTTCGAGTTGTAGAATTTAATCTGCCAAGTTCTAAACCAGTCAGAGTGTTTAGGATTTTTAAAATAAGCCATCGCCTATGCAGTCCCTTCAACTTCTGGATTTTTTTCATGATACAAATATATCAGATTCATTTTGTCAATTCTATATCTTTTTTTGACAAGATTTATTTTTGAGTTTTAAATTTATGTAAAATATCCCTGTTGAATTAGTTATATCTTATATTTTATCCAATTTTGTTTCACACTCAAAAACTAATACGGACAATGCTTTGAGCCCTATTCAAAATATAAACTAGAAACTTCCTCGTTATGGATAGTTGAAAAAATCAAAAAAATATTAGAGGCTAAAATTACTCATCTTAGTATCAAGTTCATCTTGCCTTACACAAATATAAATTAGTGTGACTGCTGGACTTGAATGATTGAATAATGACATCAAGTCTGCAACGTTCTTGTACTTCTTGTAGTAATGATAGCCAAATGTTTTTCGCATCGTGTGGGTTCCGACATTATCGATGCCTAAGTCTTCAGCAGCTCTTTTAAGAAACCAGTATACCGTCTTATAGCTGAGCGCCTTATTCTTTCCAACACGACTCTGAAATAAATACTCATGTAATTCTTTATCTTTGACAAATTCCCTCAATTCATTCTTAAGTGGCCTTGTCATTTTAATGCTCTTGTATTTCCCTGTTTTCTGTTCCCTAACTTTAATATGCCAACCTTGAACATCTTTAACCTTTAGTTTGAGAATATCTCCGACACGAAAACCTGTATTGATTCCCAAAAGAAATAGCATGTAATACTTTTCATTCCAAGATGATAGATAGTCCTTCATGGCTTGGATATCATCCTTATCTCGTAACGGTTCAACAATATTCATAGTTTTGCTCCTTTCACAAAAAATAAAGCACTGAAATTTTCTCAGTGCTTTGGATAGTATCAATCTATCATTTTCTTTTTGTCAATTCTATATCTTTTTTTGACAAGTTACATGAACAATAACTTTGCAAGTGTATCAAGAATGACTTCACGTCTTCTGTAAATCTGCTTACTGTGCCTGTATAGATACCCAGTGTCGCCATTCTCCATAATATGCCAAACTTGAATCCAATCGTATCTAGTATGTTCTCCCCATCTAAGATGAAAGATTTTTTTATCATCAGGTTCAAGTGCATCAAGTAGTTTGGAAATTGCTGTTTGAAAGTTTTCCAGTCTTAAAACCATCGGATCGCTTGCGTAAGCAACTGCTAGGTTCTCAGACCTATTTACGAACGTTCCGCTTCCACTTGCACCAGTATCATCAATACCAGGAACAGTTAGATGTTTCACTTCGTACAATCGTTCTAATTCATGCCTACGCTGACCAATAAGTTTATCAATCTTCAGGTATTTATCATCGAGTTCAAACTCAAGATAATCTCTCCGTGATTTTGTTAAATTCTTTTTGCCCAAACCTTACCTCCCATATATCTTTTAGTTTTGACCCACTTGATAATCTTACCATCGTTATTATTGTTGAAATAATCTGGCAATCTTGCTGTTGGACTTTCTTTATAGACCACTTTTTCAACTACCTGGATTGCAGGCGTCATTTCATCATCTATCCATCCAACTAACCAAGCAGGATTCACGTCATAGGTTTTGGCAATCATTTCTATTTGCTTAATGGACGGATATCCACCACGTTCATACAAATGAATTGTATTTTGGGAAACACCTGTATCTCTGGCCATATCTTTGACGGAAAGACACAAGTCCTCTCTAAGTTCTTTCAGTCTTAGCTGCATCTTGCTCTCCACTTTCTAGTATTAGCTTTTATGAATGTAGCCTGCTCTTGCATCTGCTTCCATTCATAATCCATGATGATTTCAAGTTGATTGTTACAAAGACCTTTTGAGAAATCATTTTGAGCTTCTAGTTTCTCAATATCCTTATAGGCCCTTTCATACAGTTCATCTTCCAGAAATCTAATGCGCTCTGCCATTGCTTCCTGAATGATGATGTAAGTTGGTTTCTTGTACTGTGTCATTACAATCTTACCTCATCTCCTATTTTGAGAGATTCATAGTTTGTTTTAGTAACTACGAACACTCCGTAATTTTGTACTGTGATAGTGTACATGTCGCCAATCTTCTCCTTTTGTAAGACTCTGCCTTTGATTTCTGCTCCTTGATTGTCAGCTTTATAAACGACAATTGGACGCTTTGCTTCTAGTTTTTTGATGTGGATACTCTGCCAAATATTTAATCCAGCAGACAATAAAATCCAGATTGCGATAAATCTTTTCATTCTGTTTCCTCCTCAAAATAACTATGAAATTTACTTAAATTGACAATAGCGACCTCTTCGACAAAATGTTTTTCGATATCAAAGTCTGGATCATTTTTCTCAAACTCTTTCTTTATAGCTTTTTCCGCTAGAGAAGGTAAAGCGAATATACTTGCTCCGTTTTTTAAGGCAAGCGCTTGACCGTGTTTATTTACTATTCGATAACCCACATCAAACGGTCTGATTTCCATTGGGATTTTTATGCGCTTACCTTGATTCTTCATTCCTTCTTCAAGTGTTTGTATCATCACTCAACCTCCTCCACTTCAAATAGTGGACTATTAAACACTTCACCAAAACCAGAATATTCTAGTTCCTTTCGTGTAAATTTTTCGTTGTTTTTCCCATTGTTAAAAAAGTGGAATCCAGTTTCTGTTTGATTTAGATAATCATCTGTATTTTTTAACTTGACTTTGTATTTTGGCTCTTTCTCGGCCTCATAGTCAGTCAACCACGCTCGAGCGAAAAGTTCTTGGTTGTTTTTGTCATTAAGCCATTTCTTCACGAATTCGCTTTTTTTAGCGTAGAGATGGATTGTGTTACTATCTAATGCATCACGCAAACTAAAATTTTTTAAAAGTTGGCATTCGAAAATCCAGTCCTCTATATACTCCGGAACTTTGACTTTTTCTGGTTTGTTTAACTTCTCGTATTCTAGGATAAGTTTTTTTGCGCCTTGATAAGAGTAAATATGTCCAAGTTCACGCATTCTTTCGATTAAATCTGTTATTTGTTTTTCGTTCATCTTACACCTCCTCAATCTCAATCCCTTCACAATCGAATACCCAGCCGAAGTTTACGTCTTCTAGTTCTTTACGGGTGAATTTAGTTCTAAACGGATACCACTCACCGCACCAAAACAATTTACCGTCCTTTTCGCACAATATCTGAGCATGATTTTTGTGATTTCTCGCTTTTGGCATGGAAATCCGATACCGCTTCTCTTCCTCGTTTGTGTAGCCGTCAAGCCATGCGCGAGCGACTAAATCAACTGGTCGTTCTTGCATAAACCATTTACCAACTTCTTCATTTGTGAAACCAAAATCGAATAAGTCTGCTACGTCTTTGCAAGATTTTCTAGCTTCCTCAATCCAATCCGCCACAAACGGCGGAACTTTGACTGGTTGCGATTCGTCTAGTTGTTTCAAATCTTGTAAAAATAGCTGACAAGCTACCCTTGCTCCAATATCAAATAAACCATTTTCATATTCTTCATACTTCTTAATCAATTCCTGCTTATTCATCTTAGTTTCCTCCATAAATCAAATAAACTGCAATAACTACCTGAGCCATGCTTGGCGAATAGCCAACCCAATCATCAAACTCCTTAGATTTTGGCAACCAATCCTTGGTAGCACCCCAATCATAGTCTTTAGGTTTTTCATCAGCAAAGATACATTCCATCGCTCCCATAAACGTCATGCCATCTTCTGTCATTTCCCAGAAATAGTCCGCACGTTCTTTCACCGCTTGTGGTAAATCTTGCTTGGGAGGTTTAGGTTTTCCATCTTCTACCGACCAGCCGTATACTCCATTAACTTTTTTCTTTAAATCTTCCATCATCTTCTAACTCCTCGCTTTCTTTAAAATCGTCAACAAAAAAATAATTGACATTCTTAGGGTTGACAGACAAATTTCTAATCCTCATCAAATTTCCATTATTGAACTGACTAGTAATCTTGGTAAGTTCTTTTTCTGTAAAATTTCTTACTAGAAAATTAATTTCTCCACCATCAGAGAAGCAAATTTTTATTTTTTGATAATTGCTAACTTGCTCACTTTCAGGTTCATAACCAAGCAAGTATCCTACGCTTACTCCAAAATAATCTGCTAACTGACTTGCTTTTTTAGTTTTGATTTGACTTTCCTCATTTTCCCAATAAATGTATGCTCTTTTTGTAACACCTATTTCATCAGCTACTTCTTGCTGAGTCACCCCTTTTTCTTTTCTCAAAAAAGCAATCATTTGCTGTAATCGATCCATTTGAG